TTTGGGGTGTTGAATTCGTTTCTTCTACCACTGGTGAGAAAGTTTTCTCAAATCAATGGACTGGTTCTGGCGCGGATACTAATTTTCCCGTCAAGGCTTTCGTCTATGACAACCCATTGCAAACATTTGTGATTTGTTCAGATGCTTCATTAACAAGTGAATCAACTGCACGAGGACATGTGTTCGCAAATGCAAACTTTGCAGATGGTGCTGCTGGTTCTTCTACCACTGGTATATCTACTGCGAAGCTGGCTGTCAGCACAATCGCCGCCACTGCAAACTTGAATCTGAGAATTATGGGTATTCAAGATGACCCTGAAAACTCAGACTTCACTGCGGCTGGTATTCCATTAATCGTACGTTTGAACAACTCCTTCAATTCACCAAATGGTGCTATTGCAGGTGGTACTGTTTCAACGACTGGCGTATAAGGAGACTGAAATATGGCTATTTCTCGCGCACAATTAGCGAAAGAGTTGGAACCCGGTCTCAACGCTTTGTTTGGTATGGAGTACGACAGGTACGAAGGCCAGCATGCAGAGATCTTCACAACAGAATCTTCTGATCGAGCATTCGAAGAAGAAGTGATGTTGAGTGGTTTCGGTTCAGCACCAACCAAGTCGGAAGGTGCCGCTGTAAACTTTGACGACGCTAACGAAGCATACACTGCTCGTTACAACCACGAGACAATTGCGCTTGCATTCTCAATCACTGAGGAAGCAATCGAAGACAATCTATATGATCGTCTTGGTTCGCGTTATACTCGTGCGTTGGCTCGTTCAATGGCACACACCAAGCAGGTTAAAGCTGCTGCAATTCTAAACAACGCTTTCACAGCAGGTGCTTCTGCTGGTGGTGATGGTAAAGCACTATGTGCAACAGATCACCCACTTACTTCAGGGGGTACGTTTGCTAACGAACCCGCTGTTGCTGCGGACTTGAACGAGACATCTCTCGAAGATGGCTTGATTAAGATTGCAGGTTTTGTTGATGAGCGTGGTCTCAGAGTTGCGCTACGAGGTATGAAACTACTTGTACCACGTCAGTTGCAGTTTGTTGCAGAACGTTTGATGGTATCTAACCTACGTGTTGGTACAGCAGACAACGATGTCAATGCTCTAAGATCCATGGGAATGTTACCAAACGGCTATGCTGTTAATGACTTCCTGACAGATCCAGATGCATTCTTCCTTCTTACAGATGCACCTCGTGGGTTCATTCATTTTGAGCGTACACCGATGTCCACTGGTATGGAAGCTGACTTCGATACAGGCAACATGAGATTCAAAGCTCGTGAGCGTTACAGCTTTGGGTTCTCAGACCCACGTTGTGTTTTCGGTTCACCCGGAGCATAATTTGTGATACAATGAGGTAGTCTTTTTGCAAAGATAACCTCCCTGATGACTGGGGCAACTTAGGTTGCCCCTTTCTTTTTATATTTCCTGTGGTATAGTATTGTTATCCCTGACAGTCGCATGGGGCGACTGACACTAGCCAAGACAGGAGATTCACATGGCTACTACTACTTTCCAAGGCGTTGTCCGATCAATGGGCGGCGGCACTAGGGGTACTCATACCCCAACACCTGTGACGCAAAGCGTACAGATTTCTTTTGATCCAACTGAATCATCTGCAACAAATGTTCGAGTTGGCACATCTGCAACAACTGGTCAGACACTAACATTACCTGCTGGTGCTATACCAATTTCAATCATGACAATTGGTGGCGCAACTGGCGGTACAAACCCAACAGTTAACATTGGCACATCTGCTGACCCTGATGGTCTTTTTGCTGCGGTTGATGCCGACACTGCTGGTACAATAGCTGGTGCGGGTGGCGCACTTGCCGTAGCTGGTGGTCTGGCTGCTGATGCAACAGTTACTGGTATCGTTGGTTCTTCTGCTGCTACTGGCGGCACATTCACTGGTATTCTTACTTATGTGATGGCTAACGACAGCGTCGAGTAATAGGAGAAACACATGGCTGCTTCTATATTTGCAAAGACAGCTACTGCCACAGGGACACTACAAGGCGGCAGAACTCGTCTAAAGGCTTTCTATGTAAAGACAGCCTCAAGTGGTTCTCCTCAAGTGGTTTTCAAAAACGGTAGCGGTGGAGCAACGTTGTTAGACATGGTGTTTAACACCTCGGATGACACACAAGTAACTATACCCGATCATGGTATTATTTTTGATGATGAATGCCATGTAACGCTAACGAACATCACTTCGATAACTGGATTTTTCGGGTGAATGGAAAGGAGATAAAACATGGCTGACGCAGCTACAGTAGTCATGAAGACTACGATACTACCGGACGAGATAGCCAAAACTATCGAAGCCACAACCACTGTTTCGCCAAAGGATGCGAATGACAAGTGGTATTACAAACTAACCAGTGTTACAGCAGCAAGCACGGATTTGATTACTGGTTACTACACAGATTATACAGCGGTAAATGCTAACGCAAACCCCGGCACTGTGGCGACAGGTGACAAGGTTGAATTTATCTACATCAAAAATACAGATGCAGCTAATGATATCTATGTTGTTTTTAATGCTGGGACTGTAGCAAACACCACTACAGACGCTGTTAAGATAAGTCCTAACCAGTCTTTCTATGGTAGATATCCAAACGCAACAGTTGCCGACGTACACGCAATAGGTCATGATGGGTCGAGTGCCGCGACTGCAACTTGTATTGTTTGTGCATTACTGGATGATATTGCATAGGGATTAGCTAAATGGCTAAGATCGACAAGGCCAAGATGAAATGCAACAAGCCAAAGCGTCAGGTTTCTGGTGGTAAAAAGTTTGTTGTAAAGGCTTGCGATAAGGGCAAAGAAAAGATTGTTCGTTTCGGTGATGCTAATATGAAGATCAGAAAGTCTAATCCGAAAGCGAGAAAATCTTTTCGTGCCCGTCACGGCTGTGACAAAGGCACGTTGGATAAATTAAAGGCCAAATACTGGTCTTGTAAAATGTGGTGAAGAGGATGTTTCGTTTTGGTAAGTCGCGCACAAATACCTTTTCAAATATCAAAGACTCCCAGGAGGCAAACTAATGGCGAAAAAAAAGGCAAAAAGAGACGCTTGTTATCACAAAGTAAAAAGCCGATACAAGGTTTGGCCAAGCGCATACGCTTCAGGGGCACTTTCTAAGTGTAGAAAAGTGGGGGCAAAGAACTGGGGCAACTCTAAGAAAGCCGCTGAAGGTGGTGTGATTTCTGCAATTGATAACCCAAAAAGACCACCAAAAAGAAAGTTTCGAGATGGTGGTGGGTTTACTGCTGCTGGTTGTGGATCCGCTATGCTAGAAAACAGACGACAAGTTACAAAGGTTTACTGATGGCAAAGAACTCTCTTCGTGAATGGTTCGGTCAAAACCAAGGCAAGGGTTGGGTTGACTGTAAAACAGGCAAACCCTGTGGTCGGCAAAAAGGGGAAAAGCGTAGAGGTTACCCCGCTTGTAGACCTACAATGGCGCAGTGTACTTCCGCTGCAAAAAAGAAGAAGTCTTCTAAAAGAATAAGTTGGAAGGCTAGTGGTGGTGGTTTGGTAGCCACCAGAGGTGTAAGAATTTTCTAAAGGAGAAAATATTATGATGAAGAAGAAAGGATTCCGTGGCGGCGGAAAAATGAAATCCAAAGGATATGCCGCTGGCGGAAAAATGAAGACCAAAGGCTATAAAGCTGGTGGTAAGATGAAGACCAAGGGCTATAAAGTCGGTGGTAAGATGAAGACCAAAGGTTATAAAGCTGGCGGTAAGATGAAAAAAGGTTATCGTCTTGGCGGAAAAATGATGTCCAAGGGCGGTGTAGTTGGCGGAAAAGTAAGAATATTCTAAACAAATGCCATATCTACAAAGCAATATACCTTATTTCAAGGCTTGGGTTCGTCGTGAGTACACCCATAATCATGAGAAATATCACGGCGAGTTTCTCCATGCTATGGTGGTTGCAGTTACAACCATACCGAATAGATCTCTGAGTTTTCAAGTAATCTTTACAGGATGTGAAGCTGAAGACGAAGAGGAAGACACGATTCACGGCGGTGCGATGTGGGCTAGAATGCCTATAACTGCCTTGGTCGCAGATATACCTTTAGAAGAATGGCCAGAACCCATGGCAACACATGACGCACAGCCCTGGGATTGTTCCTCACATAATCACTCTGTTTATGTTTTGGATAGAGCCACACCGTGTCCCTGGTTAGCCAAGATCGATGGTCAGATGTTTCCTGCTAAATATTTGTTTACTGTGGATTACACTGAAAGCGAGATTGCTGATGATCCTGCACAGCACAAACAAAGTCATGTTTTACAGCTTTTAGATGCAGGAGAGTGGACGGGTAACATTGTTGCGTTACCAAATAATCGGGTGCGTGTAACACACCCAGCTTGGTTTGCTGTAGGGGAGGGTGCACCAGACTTCAGACCCTCACAACATATACACTATTCAAAAAGTGATTTAGACTATACACTAGATGTAAATCGAGTATTCGATAATCTTTATAACGAGGATGAAAAAGATGGCTAAAAAATTTCCTGATTTAACTGGTGACGGTAAAGTTACACAAGCGGACATTTTAAAAGGACGTGGTGTCAAACTACAAAGTGGTGGTAGAGCTAAATCTAAATTTAGAAGGACTCATAATGCAGCGGCTAAATACCCTACAAGACCCAAGGCTTTGGATATGAGTATATTAGAGGCAGGTACTCCCATTCGTATGTTAGCGGCTGCCCTTATAAAAAGAGACGAAAGAAAACGTCATGAAAAAGAAATAAAGGATTATGTGGATTCTTTAAAAGGCATGGGCATGTTTGAAGAGGGTGGCGGTAGAGCTAATGTGCCTAAGAAAAAAATAACTCCTAAAAAGAAAGATCCTGGACCGAGAACAAGACGTCCTAGAAGAATGAAACCATTAAAAGTTGCTGATGGAGGCAGAGTAACCACTTTTAAAAACGGTGGTGCTGTTATGACTAAAACCAACCAGAAACCACACATGAGTTAAGATATGGCAACTTCAGGATCAAGAGACTTTGAACTCGATGTAGCGGACATCATCGAAGAAGCATATGAAAGATGCGGACTAGAGGTTCGTACAGGCTACGATGCGAAGACTGCTCGTCGATCTCTTAACCTGATGTTTGCAGAATGGGCTAACAGGGGTTTGAATCTCTGGACAATAAAGCAAGCAACACTTACGCTTACCAAGGGACAGGCCCAAGAAACATTAACGTCTGATGTGGTGGATCTTCTTGAGGTGGTGTTACGACGTGATGGTACAGACTTTGAACTACAACGCATAAGCAGGGGTGAGTATCTGACGATACCAAACAAGGCTACAGAGGCTCGTACAAGTCAGTACTATTTTGACAGAAAAATCGCTCCAGTTATTAATTTCTGGGCTACTCCTGAAAACTCAACAGATCAGATAGTTTATTATTATGTGCAACGAATCGAGGATGCTGATACTCTTACTAATACTACTGATATGCCTTTTCGTTTCTATCCTTGCATGGTGGCTGGACTAGCATACTACCTGTCTATGA